TTGGCGAACTCGGAAGAGAGATCGAAGTCGAGGCGGACCTCGTGGTACTGGAGCGCAATGAGGGGAAGCGCGAGACCGGGGTTGCGGTTGAAGAAGAAGATCAGGGGGAGGAAGATCTGACCGGCATCGGCACCGGGGGTGGTGAGCTTACCCCAAGACGCCTTCTTGGACTCGTCGAGGTAAAGCTCGGAGTACAGGCGCCACCAGCGCTGGTAGTGCTTGTCGATGCGCTGACCACCGATGGAAAGCTCAACATCCTTGATGGCACGCTCGGCAGCGAAGCAGTCGTCATCGGCGGCGCCGGAGATCTCCGCGAGGCCGGACTTGGCCACGAGCTCGACGTACATGTCGCCGACGAGGTCACCGTTACGGGCGACGGTGACGGACACGCGACCGTTGTCAGCGGGGTTACCGTTGACGGTCTGCTCGATGTTCTCCATCGCGAAGTTGGTGTGGCGCTTGTACACAGCCTGGAAGAAAGTTACAGCGGGGTTGCCAGTCAGGTAGACATCCTGGGCACCGTAAGCTACGAGTTGCATGAGACCACCGGCCATTTTGTTTGTTGTACTATACACCAACATTTTTTTTCAGCGCGAAAAAACATGCACCATTTTTCCTGTGTGTACATAAAATGTCGACCACCCCCGAACAAAAAAATGAATCCGAATCTGAATACGAATCCGAATCCGAGGTGGAGACCGAAGCTGAAGCTGAAGCCGGGACCGAAGCTGATGCTGAGACTGAGCTTGACGATGACGATGTAGACATGGACGCGGTTCTCGACGATGACGTAGATGCGGGTAGCGTAATGGTTGAACTCCTCGAGACGGCTCTTATCACCCCCGACGGCGAGACGATCTGCAGCGCTCTTGTCAATATGGGACGGCAACTTGAAATACAAAACAAAATTCTCGTTAAGCTCTTGGCGTCTTTTCAGAAAAATTGAGCTTAGAAAAATGACTCCCTATTATAGAAAATGTCGGAGGGCACTCACTTCATCAGCGAAAATGCTGGGTACGAGGAAGCAAACAGTGCCATGAGGACAAATGAAATTAGGTCCTTCAGTGACGAAGAGATCAAATTCTTCGTGAATGAATTAGAGCAGATGTGGAAGATAAACGAACATAACGACCAATATCTTTCGTATCGTATCGGTTACGACAATTTTTTTACTAAAGACGAGCTGAGTGAAGACGGGTTGCCGACGACTGTGAACATCGAGAAGGTTTGTACAAAATACAAAAACGTCCGTGACGGGCTTTGTGAGTTGTACCATCGGGCTGACATTCTCAACGTGCTGGATTACGAGTGTGAAAACGAAGACATTAAATTTTCCACCAGAATCAATCGCCTGATTGACCAGGTGGACGATGCTTGGCAAATCGTGTTTCGGAACGCTCGCATTTATGATAGAGTGAATAACCCTACATATGTCCCTATTAATCCGGAATCCGACCCATCCCTTTTTCGCGTATCCACTATGTCAAACATTCAAGAGCTATCACCCTTTCAGCAAGCAATTTTACAAACACTCCGTTTCCTGTATGATCACAATACTAAAAGATACAAGGGGCAGTGCTGTACGGAGATAAAGACATTGTCTGGTGCTTCTACGAGGGCCTGGAAGCCCGTGCAAACAATCCAAGAATTTGTCTACAGTGTCGGTAAAAAAGAAATTCACTTCGAGCTGTGGAAGAACTTGACATCCCGTGGGACGGCGCATCGAGACGTGATCACATACTTGTCAAACTGTAACGACATGCAGTTTCCAGACATCATCAAGAATCGAAACGTATGGTCGTTTAACAATGGCATTTTCATAGGTAAAGAATGGAGCGAAAAATTGGGTGCGTATAAGTCGTCGTTTTACACGTACGATTCACCCGAGTTCAAAGCACTTGACCAGACTGTGATGAGTTGTAAGTATTTCGAGCAAGAATTCACCGATTACTCTCATCTCGAGGATTGGTATGATATCCCTACACCACATTTCCAGTCTATTCTCGACTACCAGAATTTCGAAGAGGATGTATGCAAGTGGATTTACGTTCTCGGTGGCCGTCTGTGCTTCGACGTGAACGACATGGACGGGTGGCAAGTGATTCCCTTTTTGAAGGGTGTCGCGCGCTCTGGTAAATCAACCTTAATCACGAAAGTGTTTCGAAAGTTCTATTGTACGGAAGATGTCCGCACACTTTCGAACAATGTCGAGAAGAAGTTCGGTTTATCGTCCATCTACGACGCGTTTATGTTTATCGCCCCCGAGGTTAAGAACGATCTCGCTCTTGAACAGGCTGAATTTCAGTCTATCGTGAGCGGTGAAGACGTTTCTATCGCGGTAAAGCACGAGAAGGCTAAGTCGATCGAATGGACGACACCCGGTATTCTTGGTGGGAATGAGGTGCCTCACTGGAAGGACAATTCTGGTAGTATTCTGCGCCGCATTTTGACTGTCAATTTCGGTAAGCAAGTGAAGAACGCGGACCCCACTCTCGAGACCAAACTTGAAAGTGAACTTCCAATCATTCTTCAAAAATGTGTGCGAGCGTACCTCATCTATTCCCAGAAATACGCGAATAAGGATGTGTGGAACGTCGTACCCGAATACTTCAAAAAGGTGCAGAAGCAAGTCGCGCTCGTGACCAGCCCTCTCGAGAACTTCCTGCAGTCGCACATGGTCAAGTTCGACGAGACTGCGACATGCCCCATGACAGTGTTCCAGGATGCATTTAACAACTTCTGTGTGTCGAGAAACCTTGGTAAGAAGACGATCAATTACGACACATACATCGGACCGTTCAGTCAAAGAGATATCACAGTCGCACTCGATTCGAGACTACACAACGATATGATGTACGACGCACAAGAATTCGTCGTCGGACTGGACGTCGTCGTGTCTCTTAACAATTAAAATGTACGCATAAAATATATGGGTCAATTCAACCATTTCATAAACAATAACGATATACCATCGATTAATGAGGTATTGCGGGCAGAGCCATACTTAACAAACGCCAATAGAAGTGCTCTGCGTCGCGCCCACGTGAGAAACAACGCGACTGCATACAACAAAATATCCAACCTCACACAGGCGAGGTTGCAGAAAACAAATATCACAAAACTTGTCGCTGGCCCTCTTCAGCTCGGGTTTTTTAACGCTATCGTCAATAAAGACTACGACACGAAGACTGTGCGCGTTAATTTAGAAAATGTGATTAATAAACCGCTTCCGGGGAGGGTTAAATTACCGGGAACACAACTTGACATAGATGTCGTAAATGTAAAGTTGGTATATGGGCGGTACACGGGTGGTGTGGAGCGAACCAAAAACGGTCTCGTCGGTAAATTCAATCCGGCTGTGAACTATTTCATGGCCCAGATAACTGCTAACGTGTACGACGGTGATGTTCGTCAAGGTGTAAATTTCCGCGTTTACAAGAATGGCAAGATACACTTCTCCGGGGGTTTCATGAACAATGACATCACACATGCGGGAAAAATACAAAAGTACATCGTAGACAATCTCACGAATAGGGAAAGTTTTTTATACAATTCTATAATTTACAACAACATCACCGGTCAATTTAAAATTAACGGCGTGTTTGATTTAACGAAAGTAGCCAGAACATTCGCCAAAACTGGCAAAGTTGATTACGAACCCGAACTCCAGGCATCGTTGCGCATGGAATACAAGGGTCGTACATTTCAATTATTCACATCTGGTGTGGTACAAATTTTAGGTGTCCTCACCAATGCTGATATGCTCTCGTCTTATGATATCGGGAAGAGTCTCGTGGGTGAGTTGTTGGTGTTGCAATGCGCGCGTCTCACGAGCGTCGATGTGGTCGATCGTGTCACGAAGCGGCGCGTGGCAAAAGTTGTCGTCTCTGAAAAAAACACTAAAAATATCAGCTACGATAAAAATAAGAAAATATTGATATCCAAGAAAATGTGTATGTCACATTCAAAACCCGAGCTCATGTCCTTGGCTAAAAAAATCGGTATAATGAACCTCAAATCAACCACCACAAAGTCGGAGCTGTGCGAACGCATTCAAAAACATGTGTATGGTAATTTCGCAGTGAATGGTCATCCATGCAAGTCGTACTCGAAAGAGTACCTGACTACCGTGGCTATGACGAAGAACATCTCCGTATCGGACACAGATACAGTCGACACGTTATGCGAAAAATTGAAGATGCCCGCACCTGTGCGTCGACAACCGACAAAGACGAAGACGGCAACAAAAACCGCTAATATTACCGCAAATAACTACAAAAAGCGGGGTCTGAACAACGCGAGTGTGAAATCTAACATAGAGAAGTTGTATGGAGATAAATGGATGACGAAATACAAGAACGTCATGCAACCACTCAATAAAAACGTAGTCGAAATGCAGAAGATCATAAACGCATTAAATCTTAAAAAGAACAAGAAAGGTGTACCGTTTAAGAAGGGTGTAGATCAGGTTAAGAAGACTACTGTGAGGACGTGGAAGTCGCAACGAAAAGTTGAATTAAACAAGAAACTAAACGAATTAAATAACGCGTTTGCTAAAAACCTCGAAAACTTCATGAACGTCGCGACACCATCCCCTCCGAAGAAGAACGTCAAAAAGAGCCGCTTCCCTAAAGGTACGCGAGTTGAAACACTTTAAAAGGATCGGGCAAATACCATATATGGATAATCCGAGAGATATATTTCTCCGACTTGTGCGTACCAAAGGTAACATTCAAATAGATTTGATGAATAACATCAGTATCGAAATCCGAGACCACATTTTAAACGTCATTTTTTACGTCATAACAGATTACATTAGACATGAACGTGAAACGCACAAAGCCGGGTTTGGACCCGTAGAAGCTAGTTATTTCTGTACGGACAACTTCATAAATGCGGTCGACGCACGAAAATGGATACGGGAAAACATACCTGACGATGATACAAGTCTCGTCATGTATGTTTTCGATAACCCCAATCTAATGTATAGATCGAAACATCGACGCACTCTCTTATATCTCGTCAACATGTTATATTTCGATTTATGAGCTTCGTTGGTTCGGCAATCTGTTTGAGGTGTATCGTATGATACGAGAAATCATAACCGATAAACTTTGATTTTATCTTGTCCGAAACCGCAAACCCTTCATATTTCATAGAGACTCCTTTGCACACCGACTCTTGCTCAATTCGTAAAAAATTGTCTTCGAGCATTATGAATTCCTTCAACCTTTCTTGTGGCAATCCATAATTCTTCATCTTAATAAACATCTCTTTAGAATTACCGTCAGATAAATGAAAATATTCCGTCTTGTATCCCAACTGTGACACCTGAGCACTGTTACTAATCACCGTGTTCATATTGAAAATAACATATAGCATTATAGCTATTAAGATGGGTATCATTTAGTAGTACCCAAGATATTAAAAATATCCTTAATCTTGTGTAAAAGATTGAACAATTGGCGTTCATCCCCAATCTGCTTAGGGTCAACAATCTCCATTTCAATCTGGTACACGACCGGATCCTCGCTGTCCATGTCATGGGTGTCACCCATACAAGTTGTGAGGTCGATGCTCAGATTCTTTCTGACGAACGAGAGGCGTTCCTTCATCTTCTTCTTATCCATCGTCCGATCGATATCCGACACTGGCGTCTCCTTAGAAATGCTCACACGGAAATCTAACGGTACATTCGCGTTATTTTTGAAATCTTCGTTATGAATACGATCTTTTTGGACAATCGTTTCTTCACCGGTATTTTCATCGATTGTGATGCGAATGTTGTCTGTATCGCGATAAAACACCTCTTGGGAAGTTGACATGACCTTCTCCCACCCGTCATACTTTTGGAGACGTCGCATCACCGTCGTGAACGTCTCATTGCCGACATTCGTATCGAACATGTGTCCATTGAATTTACCCAATCGGATTTCAATCTCTACGTGGTCATCGTTCCGGTGACGGTCGATGATAGGTTTTACTTTATCGTAAATGTACTGAACGTCCATCTTATCAAGCTTACAAAGCCATATTTCTCTAAATAACTTAGGTTAAAGTTTTCCTTCCCCTTTTAAAAATGCATGGATTCTACAACAACGGCAATACGTGCTTTTTCAATGCAGCGATTCAATGCGTGTTAAATATTAAAGAATTGACCGGGTACGTATTAAAAAACGAATATACAGGCAGTTGCGAGTTTACTAAAGTGTACACGGATTTAGTACGTATGTACTTTAGCAAGGAAAAGGGTGTGATAAATATCGACTTTCTTCTTCAACGGTTCAGAAATCAATTTCCCCGTTTCAAGTCCTATCAACCACATGATGCGCAAGATGCACTGTTTTGTATAATAGACATTCTCGAAAAGGAACTACCCATACTAAAGACTATCGTCTATGGAAAGAGATCACAGTATACTGTTTGTCCGAGTGGATCAAAATCTCTCGAAGAACCGTTCAGTTTTCTAATCTTAAACAATACCAACGCACAAGATACGGTGAGTAAAATGATCACGAGTTCCGAGAGGTGGGACGTCCTGAGCGATTACCGAGACGATTCCGGTGTCACACATAACGTCTCCACGACACGTTCGATGATAACGGAATATCCCAAAATACTATTCGTGTCATTCGACAAGAAACAGTTTGTCGAGGTGGACGAATTTAAACAATACGAAATATGTGGAAGTATTCTTCATATCGGAACGCAGAATGGTGGACATTACATAACTATTCTAAAACAATCCGACGGTAAATGGTATCTGCACGACGATGACGAAATCAAGGAGGTTGCGTTTCCCGTAAAGGCGGCGCACCATGTACTCATGTACAGGATAAAAAGTCACTCATCTTAATATCCTCCTTGATATTTACGAGAGTCCTATAAAATGTTCGACGACCGTTGGGATATGTCTTGTCCGGGCGTAACTGAACGGGTTTCCACCACATCGGTTCATCTTGGTGCATGTATTGACACTCTACAATCGAGTCCTCTTCGATGTGCATACCCAGGGGAACCTGATCTTCTCGTATTTCAGATTCGAATATGAGCTTTCCACGCTCTTGCACATATAGACGCCAGATGGCACCCTTCTTTTTAAACTGGAAATCTATCGTATTTTTATCTCGAGGCTTCCACTTGAACATAGTCTCATGTGTACCGGTTTTTATAGTATCCATCACCGGTGTAAAAATTAATCCATCAATTTTTTGATTCACGGTGGGCAAATACGTATTCATAAAAATTTCAAATTCTTTCAAAGGATAAAAGTTTTTAATTTTTAATTTAATCGGATCATACTTTAAAATTGTCAGCATTTTCATTAATTTTTCTATATTTTCGAGACGATCTATAAAATGTTGATTTCCGACGATAGATCCCGAAGCGAGTAAACAGTCGTAGATCATGAATGTATCTTCATATAATTCACCTTCCAAAATCGTCCCGTCGTATACAGGCTTTCGAAAGTTTAGAGGACATTCAAACATGTCAAGTGCTCTATTTACAAACATACATCGTTTCTTGTTACCATACATAAACGCCAATAACATGAACCTGACACCATCCGTCTTTTCACAAACGACATATGTGTGTCTTTTCAGTGTGTCAAAGTGTCTAAATTCAATAGACACGGGTTGACACCCAGGAAATGTACCCTTGACACCCCAATGGGTCTCCATAAAGGATATCGCATATGTGTAAATAGGGTCGTCTCTATTTACATATAGACGTTGCATATGTATTGAGTTATTAATTTTATCTTTAAGTAGATTTAACTCCAGAAGAATTCAGAATATTTCCGAAACACTCGTGGGTATATGTACTTGTGACTTGTGCGGATGTATACGCGACGATCTTCACACCGGATTCTTTAAATTTTTCAAACATTAGACTCGACTTAGGTGGAATTTTAACAGTACCAGTTCGCCTATCCCTGATTTTCTTTTGTACATTTTTATTCATCATTACCCAGATCTTCGGGGTCGTACTCCTGACATTGTACATATCACCGTCTATACATGCACCAACTTCTGTATCGAAGTGTAACCCCATTTGAGACGCGGGTTCGGATGAACCTTGTTTAACCTTCGTCTTAAACATGTCCCAATCAACACCTTCTTTTACTCCCGGAAAAACAATCACGTCGTAATTATCATTCACATCGATCACCTTCTGCAGAGCATCCGCGTCTACGCAAACGCCGAAATCAATAAAAAAAATCCGGTCATGTGTTTTCATGTATTGTTGAATCTTTTCGGACTTGGCAAACGGATCATCATTTACGAATACGAGTTCGTTGTTGACGTTTTTTTGCATACACTGAATATTGAAACGTAGGACCGTGTGTAACGCCTTCACATGACACGATCGAGATCGCGTGACGATTATAGTCGCGACGCGCATATTACAACTATTTAGAATTTAAGCCTTAAGCCTATGTTTTAAACATCCTGTAAATGGTAAATTACCTACGTGACCAAGCGTTGTCTGCACATCGGCAAAAATCTTACCATCCATCTGCTGCCAACGTCGGCAAAACGCATAATCCTCGGATAGATACCGTTTCGAAACCGGGTCGATCATACAATCAAACAAGGCGCAATACTCGTCGAAATCGCGGTTCTGATGATCATTTTTACATGTGAGTGTATCACCGTAATGTTCGTGCATTCTTTCAAGGGCCGAACGCTTAATCATCATAAAACCAGTCGGACCATCGAGTACTTCGACGAACCCGTTCGACACCGAGCGTCGCTCCGCACCGATATTCACGACCAGGCTGGATGAGAGTAAACTCGGATCTCGTTCATCGTTATTCTCAATACCGCGTTTGACGTTGTCCCACATCACAACTTTTTTGGGATAGCACGCGACGGAAACATCGTGTCCCGATTTAGCCAGGCGTACCACTGACTTCGCGTCGAACTCGACATCTGCGTCTACGAACATGAAATAATCTGCATCGGTCTTCTGCATAAAACGACCCAGGGAAACGTTCCTCGCACGGTGTACGAGACTTTCATTTTCGGTGGTATCAATCATCAACTGAATACCCTCTTTTATAAGTTCAATCTGTAGGCGGATAAGACTTGACATGTATTGTTCGAGACATAAACCCCCATAACAGGGGGTGCTTAAAAAGATCTTCATGACTATATACTATTACAACTTATCCTCTAAGTATCGTTTTACAATTGCGACAATTTTATTCAAAGTCGGGGTAGATACTGAACATTTTTCGCACACTTCCGATTTTGACACTCTCCCGTGTAAGACCATATAAATAACCGCCGCCGCCACACTTTTTGGTGATTTGCTCATGAGTTCGACACATGGTTCTATGTTTACACACTGTCTATTGCACATGAGACGATCATCTCGATTCACGTCGAAACTATTCAGTAATCGCTGCATGACATTATACGGTTTGGTCACGTAATTCTTTTCCGTTTTTTCATCATTTAACACCTCCATAAACATATCCGTCGTCCGACTCACATCTTTAGAGTGAATACCGAACATTTTCGAAATCTCCTCGGTCGTTCTCGGTAAGTTGGAAATGCGACACGCGTATAAAACACAGTTTGCTTTGATACCCGAACGTACCGCACCTCTCGTGAGTTTACCCTCGTTAAACTGTTTATACAGCGTCTTCGCACCTTTCAATACAGTTTCTGGTAAATCCCT